TTTCTTAGTATTATGGATCATAGGAGTATCTGAGTAATGGAAAATTATGTAGTAGAACCTTTTTTACCAATTAACACCATCATAGCATTTATTTTGTTATGTGTAGTAATTTATTATGGACTCAATGATAAATGAAATATGCATTAGTTTTAATCGTTTGTTCTCAGTTGCAGAATGACTGTTACCCACCCTTAATCTCACATAAAGAGTTTTTAACAAAATATGATTGTTTACAAGAGGGATATAAAGATTCACAAACTATTTTAGACGGGATAGGAAAGGATCAAGTGAATGCGTATGATATAATTGTTAAGTTTATCTGTAAAGAAAAAAATAAAAATACTATATGAAAAAAAATTTACTTGTACATAAACATTTAATTATTAGAGCTGAAGCAAGTAAACCTCCAACAGATGAAGAACAGTTAAAAGAGTGGATGTTAAAATTTATAGAATCCATTAATATGAAAGTTTTTATGGGTCCTTATGTGAAATATTGTAATATGGATGGAAATAGGGGGATAACTGCAGTAGCAATCATCGAAACATCGCATATTGCAATGCATATTTGGGATGAACCAAAACCTGCTTTAATGCAACTTGATGTATATTCTTGTGGAGACTTTAACGAGAAAGATATATGTAATACAATAATGAAAGAATTTGATATACATAAGATAGAGTATAAATATTTAAATAGAGAAACAGGATTAAACGTTATTGATTAATTATGGCTTATCTTAATATTAACATTCCAACAATATATGCAAAAGTAAAAAAGGAGTATTTATATGATTTGGATCCTAAATATAAAAAAGAAAGTATGGACTGCATTATCTTTGGTTTGGCGAGTCTTACGGGAAAATCCCTATTATTTCATTGCATGTTACCGAATGGTGCGTGCTATTGGCGTCTGCCTATCTCAGCGTTTTTCCAAAAATCTCATGATAGAGCCCAAGTGCCGGATATGTCAGTTGACGAGCTGGAGCTGTGGAACTGTTTTAGTTACTACCCTAGTGTCACTGAATTTGATTTTCTTGGTGGGATGCGTGGTAAGTTCTTAGGGAAAGATAAAAAATTTTATAAAGGAGAATACTTATTTACAATTGATTGGGGGACACCTGAAGTAAATGAAATTGATACTGAACATTCTGAAATACCTCAAGAACACAAGTGTGCACATATATTGGAACTTGATAACGGCAATTATGCTGCTCAGCCTAATAATCGTATCTTGTGGAGCATTTCTAACTATACTACTGATAGATCTTGGCCAGACTATAAAGTGCAAAACACTTACTGGACAGTTGAAAATAAAGACTGGATTACAGAAGATACAGACAAAATGTTTTACCAAATAGAGGAGAATAAAGATGAAACTGACAGCTAACATAACTCTTGATGAGTTGACTAAGTCTCAGGTTGCGGAGAGAAAAGGTATAAACAATAATCCTAATCCACAACAGATTGAGAATCTTAAAAATCTAGCAATAAATATATTGCAACCAGTGCGCTCACATTTTGATAAACCATTAATTATATCTAGCGGATTCCGTTGTGCTCAGCTGTGCCTAGAGATAGGAAGTTCAGTAAATTCTCAACATGTAGCAGACGATGGTGCAGCCGCAGCAGATTTTGAAATACCTGGTGTAGATAATAGAGAGTTGGCTTTGTACATCAAGAACGAGCTAGAATACGACCAACTCATATTAGAATTTTACAAAGATAACGAACCGACTTCAGGCTGGATACATTGTTCGTATTCTACTAACAGTAACAGAAACCAATCATTGCGAGCTATGAGAGAAGATGGTAAGGTTATATATAAACCATGGTTAGAATAAAATGGCAATAACAAGAGGATCTATACCCAAACAAATCGAAGGCAAAATGAGAGGTGCCAGAGATGAAAAAGAAAAAAAACGTAGAGTTATCAAAGCTATTAAACTTAAAACAAATCCTAAGTTCAAATCCAATCGCAAAAAGTTTAAGGTCTAGCAACCTCAACCAGAAAGTGATACAATCTAAAAAGTTGTACAACCGTAAAAAGGAGAAGAATATCTCTCTCAATGCGGCCGCACAAAATTTAACAGGAGAAGATAATGACTAAACTTTGTCCAAGAGGTAAAGCAGCAGCGAAGAGAAAGTTCAAGGTATACCCCTCAGCATATGCTAACGCATACGCTAGTAAAATTTGTGCTGGTAAAATTAAAGATCCATCAGGAGTGAAAAGAAAAGACTTTAGAGGACCTAAGCCAGCAAAAAAAGGTAAAATGATAAAAGCAACGACTGGAACATTTGCAAGTAAGATGCAACCTTACGATGGTAGTTATGTTCAAGGTGATTTAGCAGGACAAAAAGTTTCTAACCCTAGTTTAGTAAAATACTATAAAGATTTAATTAAATAATGGGAAAGAAAAAAATATTACCAGATTACTTAAGAGGCACTACAGTTGGTGGTGGTGTGCAAATTTATGATGATGAATATGTAACTTCACCAAGAGTTGATTTAAGTATTAAAAAGAAAGGTGTAACTGTAGGTGTTAAGGGAGAAAAACCTTTTAGTAAAATTAATAAAGAAAACATAAATAGTATTTTAGGTTTAAACATTACCAAAGAAGGAAAGAGTTCTACTTTTGGTATTGAAGGAACAAAACAAGGTAAGAGTAAAAATATAGGAATAACTTTTTCTAAGAGTTTTAAAAAGGGAGGGCTAAAAGAATGGTTCAAACAAAAATGGGTAGATATTGGGAGCAAGCGAAAAGATGGTTCCTTCGCTCCGTGTGGTCGTTCAAAATTAGAAAAGGACAGGAAGAGAGCTTATCCAAAATGCGTGCCTCTAGCGAAAGCGAGACGAATGACAGAAAGTCAAAGAAAGTCTGCCGTTGCCAGGAAACGGGCAGCTGCCAATGTGGGACCTAAACCAACGAATGTTAAGACATTTACTAAGAAATACTATGGTGGTATGATCGACATATGAGCAAATTCAAAAGAACAGATAAGAAGAGACCTATTTTAGTGAATAAACAAACTAAAATTTTTGATCTGTTTCCTAGCGGTGTTTATATGAGTGGGTTGAAAGTAAAAGACTTTAAAGGAACTATGAAATCTAGAAAAAAAGGAAATAAGATTGGTGGTGTAATCAAAGCTAGTGAAGGAGTAAGTGTATCTCCAAAAATGACAGATTACACAAAAAATTTAATTGGTAAAGCAGATCAAGGTTTAGGTAAAGCTATTACACAAGGTAAAAATTTATTTGGAGCTATTGGAGCTAAAGTAAAAAAAGCTGGTGAGATTTTAAAAAAACCATTGGTTGATATCAAAACACCTGAAAAAGCAAAAGCAGTTGGTGAAAATATAGCTAAAGCAATGTCGGGTAATGTCGGTAAAGGCACATCAAAAGCCTTAGTCACAAGTCGAATGGCTAAATTATATAAGGCAAGTAGATTTGTAAGAGCTGCTACACCAGTGGGACTTGCTGTAACGGCTGTTGCTGCAGGTGTAAAGAAAAGAGATCCTAAAGCAGTTAAAAGAGAAAGAGATTTTTATAAAGGTAAGAAATACAAAGATGTAGGTTTTGAGTCTATGTTGGATTACGCAAAGCCAAAAAGTAAAGGTGGGGCAATATCTTATAATAAAGGAGGATTCAATTATGCCATTAACAGAAAAAGGTGAAGAAATTATGAAGTCTATGAAAAAACAATATGGAAAGAAAAAAGGCGAAGAAGTTTTTTATGCTTCTAAAAATAAAGGCATTATTAAAGGTGTAGAAAAAGCATCTAAAGGTAAGATGATGAAAGTAAAAAAAGTTAAAGGAGCTTTGGAAAAAGCTTCTAAATTACATGCTGCACAAGCTAAGACTTTAGGGACTGTTTTGAAAGCAGCAGGTGGTGGATTAAAAGAAGCTACAAAAAGATTAAAAGCACAAGGATATAAAGGAGGAAATATGGCATTAAAAAAAATACCAGAGGGTGCAAAAGGTGAAGGTTTAAGAAAATTAAAAGCTGAAAGACCTGATGTTACTCGTAAAATGGGTTTTGCAAAAAAAGGTAAAATTATGAAGGCTGCTATGGGTAAATCTGTAAGAGGATATGGAGCAGCAAGAACTTCAGGATCTGGTTTGCAAGATCAACAATTAATACCAGGAAAGTCTTTAGATTATTATAAAGACTTAATGTAATGAATTATGGCTACGTCAGGAACTACAGCATTCGATTTAAATATCGATGATATCATAGAAGAAGCATATGAGAGATGTGGTATACGGACTAATAGTGGGAGAGATTTAAGATCAGCAAGACGTAGTTTAAACTTATTATTTTCTGAGTGGGGAAACAGAGGAGTACATCTTTGGAAAGTGCAGCTAAATGAAGTCGCGTTAGTTGCAGGACAAGCTACTTATTCTGTGTCGAGTAATGTTAGTGATGTTTTAGAGGCATACATATCAACTACAAATGCTGCGGGTAATACCTCGTCTACAAATGACGTTTCTTTAACAAAAATTGATAGATCTGCATACGCAGCTTTACCAAATAAATTACAAACGGGGCAGCCCTCACAATATTTTGTTGATAGACAAATTACACCTACAATTAATTTATATTTAGCTCCTGATGCGAGCACGTTCACTACGCTTAAATTCTACACGATTAATAGAATAGAAGACGCTGGCGCTTATACAAATCAAGCTAATGTTTCTTACAGATTTTTACCCTGTATGTGTTCTGGACTAGCTTATTTTTTATCTATGAAAAAAACGCCAAATTTAACACAAAATTTAAGATTAATTTATGAAGATGAATTACAAAGAGCTTTGACTGAAGACGGTCAAAGAACTTCAGTATATATAACACCACAAACTTATTTTGGAGATGGAGTTTAATGAGTTACGCAAGAGGTAAAAGATCAAAAGCAATATCTGATAGATCAGGACAAGCTTTTCCATATACAGAAATGGTTAAAGAATGGAATGGTTCATTAGTGCATATATCAGAATACGAAGCTAAACACCCACAACTTGATCCTCCTTATCATAAAGCAGATCCTGTGGCTTTATTAAATACTAGATCACAAGATTTTCAACAACCTAAGACAGTGAACGGTGCGTTAGCCTCATCTGGCGGTCAAGGCATGATCACAGCAAATTTAACTTTACCTGGTGATTTTGCTTTTGAAGTTTTTAATCAATCGGTAACAGGCGATGGTATAACAACTCAAATTTCATCCATGAAGCCTAGAGATCCATCTTTGCAAAATAGAAGTAGACAAGCGTTTACTTTATTAGGAACTGTAACAGTGAGTATTTCATAATGGCTATAACACATTCAACATTTTTAACACAAGTAAGAAACTACACTGAGGTAGATAGTAATGTTTTAACAGACACCATTTTAGACCAGTTTATTAGAAACACTGAATTAGATATAGCAGGTAAAGTTGATTATGATGATCTTAGAAAATATGCAACATCTAATTTTACTGCTGGTAATCGTTATGTAAGTATGCCAGCTGATCTTTTAATAATAAGATCAGTTCAAGTTATTGAGGGAGGCACTAGAGTTTTTTTAGAAAAAAGAGATACTAGTTTTATTTCAGAATTTAACAGTAGTGGTTCACAAGGAACTCCTAAGTATTATGCTAATTGGGATGAAACAAATATTCTTGTAGCACCTATGCCAGCAACTGCTGCAGAAATACAAATAAATTACATAAAAGATCCACCTCATTTTGATAGTTCAACGAATACTTTTTTATCTACATATCAAGAAGCTTTATTACTTTATGGCGTTCTTATTGAGTGCTTCGGTTTTTTAAAAGGCCCCACTGATCTTTACAACCTCTACAGACAAAGGTATGATGAGAGTATGCAAGCTTTTGCTGTTCAACAAATGGGCAGAAGAAGAAGAGGCGAATTTGAAGATGGAGTTCCTAGACTAAAAGTAGAATCTCCATCACCATAAATTTTATAAGGAGATAAAATGGCAATAACAACTAATGCAATATGCAACTCTTTCAAAAAAGAACTTTTGGAAGCGACTCATAACTTTAAAAATCCAGGTGGAAACACATTTAAACTGGCTTTATATGGAACACCTGCAACGTTAGGAAAATCAACAACATCTTTTACAACTGGTGGTCAAGTTACTTCACCGAGTGGCGGATACTCTTCAGGTGGTAAAGCACTTGTGAATACAGGAACATCTTTAGCAACAAACACAGCTATTACAGATTTCTCTGATCTATCTTTTACCGGCGTAACTATCACAGCAAGGGGTGCTTTAATTTATAATGACACTGCAACTGGTGATCCAGCTGTAGCAGTTTTAGATTTTGGCGGTGAAAAAACTGCATCTGCAGGAACATTTACAATTCAGTTCCCTGCATTTACAACGAGTGCC